GATATTGGAGAACAGCTAGACGAAATCTATAAAGATATAGATGCTTGGAAAGCTAGAATTAAATCAATTAAAGACGCAAATCCAAAAGGTTAATCAATGGCATACATAGGTAAGACACCAGTAATAGGAAACTTTGTAAAGCTAGATGCGATAAGTGTAGTGAATGGTCAAGCTGCATATACTATGCAAAATGCTAGTGTAAATTTTACATCTTATGAAAATGTAAATCAATTCTTAGTTTCACTAAATGGTATATTACAAGCTCCAACTGATTCATTTACTGTATCAGGTTCAACAATAACCTTTGCTAGTAATTTAGTTACAGGTGATGTTATAGATTTTATTATTGTTTTAGGTAATACTTTAGACATAGGAACTCCATCAGATAATACAGTTACTACTGCTAAACTTGCAGACAGTTCTGTTTCACTTGCCAAACTAACTGCAACAGGAACTAAAGATGCTACAACTTTTTTAAGAGGAGATAATACTTTTGCTACTGTTGTATCTGGTCTTACAGTAGCCGACCAATGGAGATTAACTGCCAGTATTACATCAGATGGAAACGCTGCTTTTATTACATCAAATTTAGAAAGAGTTGATACTGCTGGACAAGGTTATATTGCTGGTTCTTTAATGTCTGAAAGTTCTGGAGTTTTTACATTTCCAAGCACAGGAATATATAATGTTACATCTAACATGATTTTTCAAGGCATAGACCATGCTGATACTGCTATGGATAATGATATTTATATAACAATTAACAATTCTAGTTATACTCATGTTGCTAGAACACAAATGGGTCAGCAAGGAGATTCTTCTGCAAACACAGGTTGTGTTGCTTCAACTTTAGTAGATGTTACAGATACAGCAAATGTTAAAGTAAAATTTGCTTATAGTAGTGTAAATAATAATAATGTAATTCAAGGTGGAACTACAGAAAATAGAACTTTTTTTACATTTATTAGATTAGGAGATACATAAAATGAATAATCAAGAATGGTTAAATTATGCTTTAGCACAAATGCATACTGGTCAATGGTTTGGTTGGAGAAAAGAAGATGATAATGGAAACATTATTCCTAATGACCAAAGAATGACTTATGAAAATATTGTCGTAATAAAAGATGGAATTACAAAACCAACTGAAGCAGAAGTAAACGCAAAAATACAAGAATTAAAAGATGCTGAACAAGCAGCAATAGATAAAAAAGCATCTGGCAAACAAAAACTTTTAGACTTAGGTTTAACCGAAGAAGAAGTAAAAGCATTGATAGGAGTTTAAATGGCTCTAAACTTTGCTAACAATAATTCCTTATCAGCAATAACAACATTACCAGCATCTATTACTGGTGGTGCTATGACTTTAATCCAAGAGCAAACTGCATCAAGTTCAGCTACAATATCTTTTACATCTGGTATTGATTCTACTTATGATTCTTATGTGTTTAAGTTTTATAATATACACCCAGCAACAGATAATGTATCATTTCAATTTAATCTAAGCACAGATGGTGGTTCAAATTATAATGTAACAAAAACAACAACTTATTTTTATGCTTATCATGGAGAAGGTGGTGCTTATGGAATTTTAGAATATGTAACAGGATTAGACTTGGCTCAATCAACTTCTGACCAACCATTATCTAATAATGTAGGAAATGATAACGATCAATCAGCAAGTGGTGAACTATTTTTATTTAATCCAAGTAGCACAACTTTTGTCAAACATTTTATATCAACAACTAATCAATATGATAGAGCAGATATAAGTGTTAATCCTAGAATGGCTGGGTATGGAAACACTACCAGCAGTATTAATGCTGTAAGATTCCAAATGTCATCAGGCAACATAGATAGTGGAGTAATAAAATTATATGGGATTAGTTAAATATAACAACAATAGTATAAGTACAATCTCTACTGCTGGTCAATTAGCAAGTGGAAGTTTAGTACCTATCTCAGAGCAAACTGCAAGTGGTTCAGCATCAATATCATTTACAACTGGAATAGATAGCACATATCCTATTTATAAGTTTGAGTTTATTAATATCCACCCAGCTACAAATGGTGCAGAATTTACTTTTCAAAGTGATACAGGAACAAATACAAACTATAATCAAACTATTACCTCAACTGTGTTTACTGCAAATCACAAAGAAGATGGAAGTGAAACAGGATTAAGTTATTTTTCTGCATTTGATCAAGCACAAGGAACATCATTTCAAAATCTTCAAACTAATGTTTCTGCTGATAATGATAATGGTGTTAGTGGAACTTTACATTTATTTGAACCAAGTAATACAACTTTTGTAAAACATTTTATAAGCACAACAAATTCTCAACAACTTGATGTAGTAGGTATGTCTCATAATCATTTTGTTGCTGGATATTTTAACACAATAACTGCACTAACAAGATTTCAGTTTAAATTTTCTAGTGGAAACATAGATTCTGGCACAATAAAACTTTATGGAATAAAGGATTCATAATATGTCTATAGTTAAATTAAATAATCAAGCTGTAAAAAACGCAACTTCATTTGGTAGCATATCTTCTTTAGGAGAAATGGTATTTATTTCTAAAGCTACTGCTAGTGCATCTGCTAGTATAGAATTTAGTTTAGGAGATTATAAAGAGTATCAGTTTTATTTTGTGAATATACATGGTTCGGTAGATGGTCAAGCATTAACATTTCAAGTTAGCACAGATAATGGTTCTAGCTATGGAGTAAATATTACATCAACTTTTTTTCAAGCTAAACATAAAGAAAATGATACCGAAGCATCATTAGGTTATAATGCTGGAAAAGATTTAGCACAAAGCACATCATTTCAACAAATAATGGATTTAGGTAATCAAGCTGATGAATGTGGTTCTGGTTATATGTCAATATTTAATCCTTCATCAAATATCTATGTCAAACACTTTATAAGTACATCAAGTTGTTATGGAGATGATGATGCTGAATTTAATGCCTATGCTAGTGGCTATATTAATGACATCAACGATTTAACAAACATTAAATTTCAAATGTCTAGTGGAAATATAGATGCTGGAGAGATATTGCTATTCGGAATAAATTAAATTATAAGGAGAATATTATGGCACATAAATTAGTAAATGGAATACAAGTAGAACTGACAGCAGAAGAAATTGCACAAAGACAAGCTGAAGAACAAGCATGGTTAGAGGGTGCATTTGATAGAGCAATCGCAGATTTAAGACAAAGAAGAAACTCACTAATAGCTTCATCTGATTGGGTTATGATGTCAGATTCTCCTATTACAGATAAAACTGAATGGGAAACTTATAGACAAGCATTAAGAGATATTACAAATGGCTTAACAACTGTTGAAGATGTTAATGCTGTTACATGGCCAACTAAACCATAATGGCTAAGAAGTTTAAAGATCATATTGCACACGTTCCAATACAAAAAGGAAGTTCGCAAGGAAGAAGACCAAATACTAGTACTATGAACAAACATAAACGAAGACATAGTGGAGTAAAAATATATAAAGGACAAGGAAGATAACAATGGCTACACCAAACGATACGCAATTACAAAAAGGTGCTTTGGCTCCTGCTCAATCAGAGCAAACAGGAAGTCAAAAAGCAGTTACTTTAATTGAAAATTTAGTAGCACAGCCAACACTTCCTACAGGCACAGTTGTAACTCCACAGTTACAAAATCTAGGCACTGGGGAACTAATGGCTACACAAGGTGTTCAAGCACCTGTAACTGCTGCTACACCTACTGCTCCAACTGCACCAACTATAACAACTGGAACTGTACCTACAGCTACTACTACAACTGTACCTACTGCACAGGCTGCAGGACAAATGACTGCTGCTCAAGTAGCAGGGGTTACCCCTACAGCTACGGCTGCACAAGGTACTTTAACTGCACCTGCACAAGCTGCAACAGGTGCTATTACTGCTGATGCTACAGTTAAGGGACAATTACAATCTTTACAAAATGAAGTAAGTACAGCTATCCAATCAGGTAATCCTTTACCTGTATGGGCTAGAGGTGCTGCTAAAGCTACTGAAGCTGCAATGAATAGAAGAGGCATGAGTGCTAGTTCTATGGCAGCTGAAGCATTAGCTGAAGGTATTATGAATGCTGCTGTACCTATTGCTAAAGCAGATGCAGATACTTATAAGCAAATGATATTCCAAAATCTTGCTAACAATCAGCAAGCTAACATTGTAAATGCACAATCATATTTACAGATGGATGTGTCTAATTTATCTAATAGACAACAAACAAGTTTAGCTAATTTAAATGCAAGACAATCTTTTTTATTATCTGATCAAGCTGCACAGAATGCTGCATTGCAATTTAATGCAACAAGCCAGAATCAAGTAAATCAATTTTATGATGGCATGTCTGCACAGATGGCAGAACAAAATGCTGTTAGAACTGATGCTATGAATCAGTATGCGGTTAGTGAACAAAACAAAATTTCTGCATTAAATGCACAAAATGAAGTAGCTGTAGCAGAAGCAAATGCTGCTAGAGAAGCTGCTATCAATCAATTTAATGCAACATTAGAAAGTCAAAGACAACAATTTAATGTAAACAATCAAAGAGAAATAGACCAATCAAATGTAGTTTGGAGAAGAGCAATTAATACAGCTAACACAGCTGCTACTAATGCTGCTAATCAAGCTAATGCTCAGAACTTATTAAATTTATCTAACTGGGCTATATCTGCTGCATGGCAACAATGGAGAGATGAAGCATCTTGGGT